AGCAGCTTCAGCAGATTCGGCTGCGCTTCAGGCATCGGCGGCGAATATTTACGCGAACTCGGCACTCGATCAGCTGAACATCGTTCAGGATGTGGTCGGCGTTCTCGATTTACTGTCGACCAATGCAACTTATCAGCTGACAGCAGACGAAACTGTCACTCCGGGTAAGTGGTACTTCACAAGATCTGGCTATGCCAGCGGGACGGAAACGGGTTCAATAGTATCTTTTCAGACTTCCGAGGGAAATGATATCGCCGTAACTGCAAACATTGACTATGTCCAGAGCGGGAGCGGAACACCTACACCGAGCAACGTTCGACCGATAAGCGGACTTGCCGAAGCAAATATTTATCGGACGGGTGCAAACATTTGGAACGAAGAATGGGAAGTCGGTGGTATAAACACCAATACGGGCGCAGAGACAACGACAGCAGGTTTTTATCGTTCAAAGAATTATATATCTGTAGTTCCGAACACGACATACTATTTCAAGTCGCCTGTAGGAATGGCAGTCATTTTTTACGATATAAATAAAACACACGTCAGTTCTACGTCCACAAATAACGAGACTTTCACTGTTCCGCAAAACGCTCGTTATATGCGGTTCAGAAACAACAGTGCCAACACATGGACACCGTATAACAATGATATCAGTATCAATTATCCGAGTACGGACACGTCGTATCATGCGTATACGGGCAACGTCTACAACGTATCGTTCTCAACCGCAGGCACAGTATACGGCGGCACACTGAACGTACAGACGGGACTGTTGACGGTCACACATGCAGCTGTGGATATGGGGACGCTATCATGGGGACGCTATTCGACGGCTACCTCCGGTAAGTACCGCTTCTCGACGACATCGCTTAATTCAGTTATTAAGAAACCATCATCAAACATGGTAACGGGCTGGCTGTTCTGTTCAATCTTTGGAGAAACTGCTGGCAACACACAATATAACAACGTCGAGGGCGTAGGCGTTCAGCCTAATGGCAGTGTGCTTACGTATTCCGAAACATATGCAAGTTATAGTGTTGAAGATTATACCACAGCGGTAACAGGACAGACGCTTGTATATGGACTCGACACGCCACTAACCTACCAACTCACACCGCAACAGGTCAAAGCTATCGAGGGTACTAATTATCTGTGGGCTGATACTGGCAACGTGACGGCGACATTCCCGAGCACATACGCGTACACGGTCGTTACTGATCCTGTCGATGCGGATCTGTCTACATACTACGAATTAGTAAGCATCGACGAGAGCGTACAGAATTACCTCGTAAGCAAGCTGTCAGTCACCGCGGCGGGTCTGTGGGTGCAAGAGCCTTCGATGCAGACGAAGATCCTGTTATCCGCGACGGACGGTGTTGTGCTGTACGGTCCCGAGGGTACGATAATCGGCAAGTACGGTTCGACGGCTCAGATCGGAGACGCGGCGGGCTTTCACATCGAGATGGACGGCACCGAGCTCGGATTCTATCAGGCATCGCGGAAGGTAGCGTATATCAGTAACAACCAACTGTATATAACTCAGTCTGTCGTTCTTCAGCAGATGGATCTCGGAATTGCTGTTAACGACGGCGGGCTCGGTCAATGGTCGTGGAAGGTGCATCCGAACGGCGACAATCCGAGCCGTAATAATTTAAATCTGAAATGGGTAGGCTAATATGGCAACGACAACATTCGCAAGAGCAACGGCAACAGTTGAAGGTAATACAATGGGAATGGGCGCAAGCATAACTGTTCCCGATATAACCGCTTCGGGTGCTACGTTCACTATCCCGACTATTTCGGGTACTATTACGAGTTATACATACAACTCCGCGACATATATACAGTCAGAGTATCAGACTTATGCAGAGTTTGACATGGCTCTGAAGGTCGCGGGCTCATCCGTGAAAACATTAAGTTTCATTAAAAACGGATATATGTATATCGGCTCGTCGAGCGGCTGGGCATCAAAAAACTGGACGGCATCAAGTGAGGGTGTAACGCTGAACACAGCGGATTATTTTAACTCGACAAACCCGACGGTAAGGTCGCTGTCGATATCCGGCACTCGCACATATTTCAATATCGTAAGCGATTACGGTGGCGCACACGCAAGCTCTACAGCTGCGAACGGAACCGGCACGGCGACATTGACACTTAATGTACCGCCGACGGCGACGGTGTCCGCGCTGTCATATGATACGGGCTACATTTACGCGGGTCTGACAACTGTTAGTGTATCCGTGAGCGATATGACCGCTTATTACGGCGGCACGGTTTCGAGCGCGACCTTTACGATAGGCAGCCAGACGACGACGCGAACGGGTGACGGAACGATGTCGATCGCGCTTAACGCGAGCGGCACATTTACGCCGACAGTAACGGTCACAGACTCAAGAGGGCAGACATACGTTCATGAGTTTGCACCGATCACGGTCAAAACGTATACGGCTCCGTCGGTATCCTTTACAGCAGAGCGAACACTGTCGACTGGTGCTCCTGATGACGAAGGAACGTACTGCACTATCGCCGCAGTTCTGACATTCTCAGACGCGGTTGCAACAGCTCAGGCTCCATCCGTCGTAGCAACTGACGAAAACGGAACACAAACGACTCCGACAGTCACATGGTACACGACAAGGGCGGCGGATGGGACACTTTCGAACGTCGTCGATTGGTCGAACGTATCGAGCGGTAACACCGTGTACGGCATCTTTTCCGGGCTGAACACGAATTACTCTTATCAGATATCAGTCAGGCCACGAGACAACAAAGGAACGGGAACAGCTATCGTTCAGACGGTAGGAAGTGCGTTTTATACTGTCGATTTCCTCGCGGGCGGTCACGGCATCGCATTTGGACAGCCAGCCTCGCAGGCAGGGTTTTACTGCAACATGAACGCACACTTTTTAGATACGAGTTCCGGGGTATCGATAGCCGGGGACTTGCATCTTGGAAGTGATATATACAGTGACAACAACGATTTGACCATCAACAGCGATGTGATCACGCTGTCGAAGTCGAGTGCGCTTTTTAGCACTACAGAAGAAACAACCGCAGAACTGACGATTTCGGGTTTAACAAGCCTATCATCACAGACGCTTTCAATATCTAAAGCAGGATATGTGCCGCTGGGCATAGTGGGCGTTCGATGCAATTACACATCTGGTCTAACAAGCGCACGAAACGTCTATTATTATTACTTCTCATCGCGTTCGCTCGGTGCAGGCACAATATCCTATGCAGTCAGGAACCTTGATTCGTCACAAAATCGAGGCACCATTTCGTTCGAAGTATTGTGGGTAAGAGCGGACGCCACATAAAGGGGGTAACACTATGAAACTATCAAACAAAACTTATGATTTCCTCAAATGGGTCGCTTTGATAGCTTTGCCGGCTTTTCAGGTCTTTTGGCTGACGGTCGGCAAGGTGTGGGACTTTCCATACCTCACCGAGATCGGTGCGACCATAGGCGCGACAGGGCTGTTTATAGCGGCACTGCTCGGGCTGTCTTCGAAGAACTTCACAGACGGCGCGGTCATTCCTGAGGAAGAAAAATCACTCGCAGATGACTGGGATGAACCACTCGAAGGCGGTGAGGAGGAGTGAAGAATACTACAACGTACAAACAGTACGACTCCCGCTGGCGTTGGTGGGTCTACCCGAAAAAAGGCTGGTACTTAAACGGATGTGGCTGCGGATGCCTATCCGTTTTTCATTGCGTTCTCGAAATGCAGAAATACGCGGGCAAGAGCGTAGTCGATATCATGAAAATGGTATATGACTACATGAGACAGTACGCTGTTGCCGGAGACGGTACTAAGCGTGTCGGCATCACGGAAGGGCTGAAACACTTCGGATTTAAAGACGTGTACCGATGTGGCGACAAGCCAATGTCAGAGTTATTCAAAAGATTAGACGCAAAGGGCTCCCATGTGGGGGTTCTTTTATTTAACTCGAATCGCAATCACTACTGGACGAGCGGCGGACACTATATCGCATATGGTGATTATCGGGTCAGGAACGGCAAGCATGAGTTTTATCTGTTCGATAGTGGCAGCCGCAATCATTCGGGCTGGTACAGTTACGAGGACAAAATGCGCGGATGTGTCACAGACGCATGGTGCGCAACACTCCCGGAAGGCTCGAAACAAAGAGGCGAAACAAAGTCATATTCGGGAGCTTTTCCGAGCGTGACAGACTCGGCAAGGCTGATTAACTTCGCCGCATCTCAGAAGGGCAAATACCCGACAAGGACGAACGCGGGCAAGGACAAGAAGCCTTACCACAACAAGTTCACGCTGTTCTTCGCTGGTAAACCGGGCGTCAACAGCAAAGGCGAAATGTCGACCTGTTACGGCTATACTCCGGGCTACTGTACACTGTTCGCGTGTTACTGCCTTGTGAACATCGGGCTGAGTCAGTATGTGCCGTTCAACACGCTGAATTCGAAGAAGAATGGCTACTGGTGGCACGCTCCGTCATTGATGAAATACTACAAGAGCAAAGGCTATCTCGTGACAAGCGTGAAAAAGGCAAAGCCGGGAGCGATTGCTTTCAAAGGTAAGAAGTCGCCTACACATACGTGCATTTTCGTCAAATACGAGGGCGGATACGTTTACACATGGGACGGCAACGTCGGTGGGGGAGTTACCTATAACAAACGCAAACCGAGCGTGTTCTGCGGCTTCGCTAATCTGCCGTATAAGTCGTATTTCGGCAAAGGCGCGAAAGGTCCAGACGTGACCAAGTGGCAGACCTTTCTGAACTGGTACAACGGCTCGAAGGTAGTCGCCCAGGATGGCGTATTCGGTGACTACACCAAGAAATATACAACGGCCTTTCAGGCGGCGAACGGTCTCGCCGCGGATGGGACTGTCGGAGCGAAGACCGTAGCAAAGGCGAAGGAGGTCAAGAGATGACAGATTCAATCATAGTGGCGGCGGTGGGCTTTTTAGTGGGGCTGATCGCTATTATTTCACCGATTCTGAAGCTGAACGGCTCAGTGGTAAGGCTGACCACTTGCATCGAGAATCTTGAAAAGCTGGTCGAGTCGAGGACGAAGGAGCTGTCTGACAGGATCACGAGACACGGCGAGGAGATCGATGACCTCAGAGCTGAGTCGGTCGACCACGAGGCGAGAATCAAACACCTCGAGAAGGTATAGGAGGGCATTATGCTCAAGATAGACGGAAACAATAACATAACGCTGACAAGAGGCGATACGCTGACGCTGACTGTCACGCTTCTGCACGAGGTCGAGCCGGTACCGCCGGCAACAGAACCGACCATCGAACCGTACACTCCCGAAGAGGGCGACGTGATACGTTTTGCAGTCTCGAAGGGCTACAAAGGCGAGCCGGGATATGAGCTCAAACTTTCGAAAGAGATCCCGCACGACACGCTGACCTTTACTTGTTCATCCGCTGAAACGGCACTTGACTACAGAACATACAATTATGATGTCGAAATCACGCATGAAGATGGATGTGTGGATACGTTTATCAGTGGGAAACTCAACATAGTTGGTGAGGTGAAATAAATGCACGTTTATGGAGAGATAATCGGAACGCTGACAGCACCGAAGGGCATAAAGGGTACGCTAACTGTACCGCAGTACGTGTATCCGCCTGCCTATTCTGGTGCTTATGAGATCACACCAAGCGCAGAAGCACAGACGCTTGAAACAGATTCATTTTATATGAATGGCAACGTAATCATTAATCCGATTCCGAGCAACTACGGCTTGATAACTTGGGACGGCTCTACACTAACAGTTTCATAAGGAGATAAAACACATGGCACAGAACGTAATTATCAACGGAGTAACTTATTCGAACGTCCCAGAGGTAGACATACCAAAGAGCGGTGGCGGTACGGCTAAATTCTACGATACAACAGGGGCGAATTTCAGTGCGTCAGACCTTCTGACAGGAAAGACAGCTTTCGGTGCGTCCGGGTCTGTTTCTGGCTCGATGGCTAACAACGGAGCGACAGGCGGCACTATTGGTACAAAGGCAGGAACCTACACGATACCAAGCGGATACACTTCTGGTGGCACAGTATCGCTTACAAACGTGACCGATTGCGTGAGCGGAAATATTCTGACAGGCAAAAGCATACTTGGAGTCAGCGGTAGCTTGACAGTACCGACAGTATCACAAGACAGCACAACAAAAGTATTGACGATTCAGTAGAGGGGGTTCTATATGGCGAAAAACATTGATTTCATGGGCGCAGTATTCCCAGACGTTCCGAGCATCAGACTTCCACAGCAAGGCGGTGGATTGGTCAGCTTCGATGACACTACAGACGCAGACGCAACAGCGGCTGACATCGCAAGTGGGAAGACAGCGTATGTCAACGGCACGAAGATAACAGGCACGGCAAGCGGTGGCGGTGCGACTATTGAAGCATTGAACGTCACGCAGAACGGCACGTACACTGCAAGCGGTGGGGTGGACGGTTATAGCCCTGTCACTGTTAATGTCAGCGGTGGGGGCGGTGCGTCAAACATCGTAACAGGCACATTTAAAGGCACGACAAAAGGTGCGGCTATGGATGTGACGTTGAACTACAGCGGTAGCGGTTATCCGATAGCAATTATGATTTATCCAAGCGAAGGATCATACAATTCTTCGGGTGCGTTCTATTCTTTGATTCAGCGTTACGCTTGTGAGCAATATCTTGCGGTCAAAAACAAATTCGATACGACTCCATCATGGGAGGGTTGGTCTAATTCAGACAAAATGTTTATAATTCAATCCTATAAAGGCAGTGCGTCAAATGCACAAAATTTCTCCCAGAGGATGACAACAACTGCAGTGGTTCTAAAAAACACAGCCGCATCAGAGTCAGTTCAAATAGTGCAGATAAAATCCAAGACATCAATGTCCGTCTTCATTGCTAATACGAGCTATGGCTTTGCAGACAACATCGAGTACACATATTGGGTGATGTACTCATCATAATTACTTGGTGTACTTTTTAAGGCGGCTCGAGATGAGCCGGATGCGGTTCACCTCCTTTCTAAAAGCATACGTGAGAAGACCCGGGGAAGTTCCTCGGGTCTTTTTGCGTGGCTGAAAATTCAGAATGAATAAAACAGATCGTCGATTCCAAACTGATCTCCGCTGCGGCTGTATTCTATCTTGCCGTGCCCGGAGAGGTGAGGGACGTCAATATTCGTGACGATCCTCGTCAGATCCGGGGCTTTCTCCTGGATGTCTGTAACAAACATATCTGACGTTGACTGCGATGCGCTCTTCGACAGTTCCTCGTCGTTCTCATTATTCCAGGTCAAATTTATCACTTCGATAAATTCGCCAGGCTGCTCAGCATTTTCATTAACGGTCACTGATTTGATGGTAACGGAACTATCCTTTTCAAAATACGCCTCGGTGTATGCCTTTATCCCTTCGGCTGTGGTAAAGTCGTACTCCGGGTCGTTTCCGCCACACGCTGAAAGAATCAGCGCAAAAGAAACAACTAACAAAATCAATTTTCTCATATCATTTCACCTCCGAACATTATTATATAATATTACAAAACATTCACAAAGTTTTTATAATATACGCCTTGACGCATGGCGTTGTCAGGAGTAATATATTAGAAGGTAGACGAGGGAACGGTGCTTTTTACGGCACCGTTATGTAAAGATTCGCAACTCTTCCTAAAATCATAAGTAAAAGAGTAGTCTTAATAAACCTTAAGATAACAGAGAAGGGGAGATTCTAGGGTAATAATAAAGCATAATAGATGCGTCTACCTAAATGGGTAGGCGCATTTTTTTATGGATGAAACGAGAGGAAAGAAGACATGAAGCGCAAATCTACTACGCAGATAAGGGCAATATCGGGGAACACGCCTCAGGAGACCGCAATGCTGTTCAACGAGGCGATGCGCGAGCTCGCAGACCTCAATCCGACATACGAGAGGGACGGAAGTATGTTCTGGATCTATTACACGGTAGTCACTGAAGAGCCGGAGACACTCGCGGAGCGCCACGAGATGGAAGGCGAAAGAGCTCACTGCATCGACTGTATGTACTGCATGAGAGATCTTAATCGCTTCGGGAATATCGATGGCAGAAAGAAGTGGGCTACGTGCGGTCATTCAGGTGAGCGCACGAACATCGACAGCACTGCCTGCGAGACGTACTACAGATTAAATGACAAGGAAAGGAGGAGATTCTGACATGACCAATATGAGGATACGGCAGGAGATGCTGAAGGCAGGGTTCAATCAGGGTGACGTCGCGAAGATACTCGGGATAAACGAGCCGAAATTCTCGAACATCCTGAACGAGTATGACCTGTCTGCAAAGGCGCAGGCCGATATCATCGAGAAAATCAGAGAAGCCGCAAAGGCGAAGGAGGGACAGGCATGAAAAACATTATTGAAAAAATCGTCATATCAATAGGCTACGCGGGATTCGGGCTCATGATGATCCTGATGATCGCGGCAAATTAGAAGGGAGGTAAACAATGAGATATCAGGCATCGCTCAAGGTCTCGTGCTACATCAGCAAAGAAGACGGCAGCTACGAACGCAAGGAAACAAGCGAGAGATTCGTCTTCAATGAATTCGAAGACTTCAGCAGCTTCATCGGCTACATCATCGAGGGCGCGGAGGGCAGAACAATAACACTTGAGATCAAGACATTACAGGAGGAGAAGTAAATGGCAACGAGAAGAAAAACAACAACCAAGAAGGATGCAAGGCAGACGTGGAAAGTCATGTCCGTACCGGTGCCGAATGGCGAGTGCTGGATGGCTTACAGACTGAAAGACGAGGCCAAGCCGGACGAGGCGAGCAACAGGATCAGCAGAGGCGGACTCTGGACCACGAAAAAAGAAGCCGAGGCTCTCGCGAAGAGACTGAACGAGGAGGTGAAGTAATGGGCAAACACGATAAGGCCACATTCACATGGGACGTGCCGGAGATAAGCTATCTCGAGGCGGAGAACAAGAAGTTGAGATCAGAACTCGAAGAGGCGAGGAATACTATCAGGGCACTTGAACGCGAGCTGGCGAGAATGGACAGAGTCAATGACGCGGTCGCCGATAAGTCGAGCGAGATCATCATCGCAAAGGACGCACTCATCGCAAAGCTGAAGGAGGCACTCGTCAAGGAGGCTATTGAAAATGTACAAGTGCAGTGAATGCGGCAAGATCTTCGAGGAACCGGTATTCGAGACTGTTTGCTTCGAAGAATTGTACGGTGTCGGCTCGATGTTTCCAGACAGGCATTACGGAACGCTTGCAAGCTGCCCGGAGTGCGGCATGAGTATAGACATTGAGTACGACATATATGACGAGGAGGAAGACGATGACAGAGTCGCCTACTACGAAAGACAAGGAGATGAATATGTCTACTACGACAGCAATGAGTGCGAGCTTTACAGGGAGCCAGCATAAAAAGAAAAGCGTCCCTCTCGGAACGCAAATCTCTGGACAAGATTATTCTACACCTCCGAGAGAAATGACGCAAGCGGAAAGGCTCTTCGAGCGAATCGGTACAGGCTCGGAACGGGCATTAAGGCGACCCTCGGACGCACGAGTCGACAGGCAGCTCCGTAGACTGATTGCAGACGCGAATCAGATGGGCGACTGCATCATCAACACGGGTGACGGATATTTTCGTCCAGGCGAGGATGACGAAGACGCATTCGAGACATACATCGCCAAAGAGAGGCACAGAGCAAGAGAGATCCTGCACAAGATCGGCAGGATGGAGAGCACTTTTAACAGGAGGTACGAATAAATGGGAATCGGCGTATTGATACTCGGGCACAGCGGAAGCGGTAAAAGCACTTCAATGAGGAACTGCACCGCGGACAGGTTCGGCGTGATAAATGTGCAGGGGAAGCCGCTGCCGTTCAGGACAGAGCTGAAGACCTACGATACAGACAACTATCAGGACATCATCCCGGCACTTAGGGCAAGCAAGACACCTAGCATCATTATTGATGACAGCCAGTATCTCATGAGCCATGAGTATATGTACAGAGCATCAGAAGCGGGATTCGGCAAGTACAGCGAGATCGGGCAGCATTTCTTCCAGCTGCTGGAAACGATCAGGAAGATGCCGGGCGACAGGATCGTCTATATGATGCACCACATCGAACTCGATGACTCGGGCCGGGAAAAAGCCAAGACTGTCGGCAAGATGGTCGATAACTACATCGTCGTAGAGGGCTGCTTCAGCATCGTCATCAAAGCGATCGCAACGTCCGACGGATATTTCTTCAGGACGAAAACAAACGGAGCTGATGCGGTCAAGGCACCGCTCGGAATGTTTGAGGAAGAACAGATAGACAACGACCTGCTTGCGGTCGACAACATCATCAGGGAATACTACGGAAAGGAGATTAAGTAAATGGCATATAAGAAGCGCAAGGATTATAACGACGTGAAGGTTGGAGGCTTCCAGATCCTTCCGGCTGATGGATATGTCTGCAAGATACTCAAGGCAGAGCAGACGCGCAGCGCAAAAGGCAGAGATATGCTCAAAGTCGCTTTTGACATCACGGAGGGCGAGTACGCCGGATACTTCAGAGAGTTGTTCAACGGATGGAAGGACAGATCTGATGATCCTGCGACAGTCAAATGGCCATTCAGCGGTACCAAATGGATATTGTTCGAGAACAACGATGGCAAGACCAGCAGAGACTTCAAGAGCTTCTGCACTTCTCTCGAGGATAGCGGCAATGTGGTCTGGAACGAAGATGACGAGCTGCTGATCGGAAACCTCAAGGATATGGAGGTCGGCATCATATTCCGCAGAGAAGAGCATGAATACAACAATACGACCTCATGGCGCACCGTGCCATTCGGATTCAGATCTGTCGAAGCTATTCAGAGTGGCGACTTTAAAATCCCAGAGGACAAACCGTTGCCGCCGAAACAGTTCAATTTTGGCGACATTCCTGACAGTTTCGAAGCGGTCGAAGACGATATCCCATTCTGATGAGAGGAGGTTCGGGAGCGGGGCAACAATTTAATACTTAATAAGGCGCACATCAAAAAATCATCTAAACTGTTCCGCTCCCGATTAAAGAACATGAACTCGAGAAACAAAGGCAAGCGCGGCGAGCTTGAAGCCGCGCATTTACTTAAAGAGTACGGCTACGAGGCAAGACGGTCACAGCAGTACGCGGGCATCAATAGCGATGCTGATGTCGTTGGCCTTCCGGGCATCCATATCGAGGTCAAGCGAGTCGAGAAGCTGAATGTCGATACGGCTATGGCTCAATCGATACGCGATGCCAGGGACGGCGAGATCCCGATCGTACTGCACCGGAAGAACCGCGCAAAGTGGCTCGTGACGATGCCGTTCGAAGAGTGGATGAAGATGTATAAGGCATGGGAGAAGGAATGAGCAAAGATCAAAAGGGATTCATAGTATATGGAGATATCAAAGCGGTGCTTGACGAATTGCCTGATGAGCAGGCCGCACATCTATTCAGAGGTATGGTTGATTACTTTGTCAACGGCAAAGACCCGAAGTTCTCCGGGGTCCTCAAGTTTGTCTTTATTCCGATAAAACAGCAGATGGACCGCGATTCGGACAAGTACGAGAAGAAGTGCGAGAGGAATCGTGAGAACGTTAAGAAGCGCTGGGACCGTGAAAAAGATACGGTCGTATACCATCGTATACGACCGTATACGAACGATACCAATACAAATAAAAATAAAAATACAAATACAAAAACAGGGAAAGGGAAAGATACAGAGCCGCCTGAAAGCGGCGATCCCTCCCCCGATGAATTCTATTTCTTCAAAGACATAGATTAGGAGAACCGGATGACAAGAGACGAAACGAAGAAGATACTCGAGCGAATCTGCCGTCTGTATGTTACTCAGGCGAGGAAGCTAACGACGGAACAGCGGTCACTCATGATCAAAACATGGTCAGATGAGTTTGTCGACGAAGAGTACAGCAGGGTAGACGAGGCCGTCAGTGCATACATGAGGCAGGGCAAGCCGTTCATGCCGGAGGTCGCGGACATCATCAATATGCTGAACGCACAGCACCAGGGACCGCGTGACAGTGCAAGCGGCGAAGGCGACAGGCTGTTCGACATGATGGCGCGGATGTCGGAGGTCCTTGCAAAGGGACTCAGGCGGACATCTATCGTAGATCCAGGCGGCTTCAGATGGGACGCGGAGCGAAAGCGCAACGTATACCATCATGCGGAGGTGGTCATCAATAACCGCTCGTACACGCAGTACGACTTCGCGCAGCTGCCGGAAGAGATACAGGAATACGTCGAGGATATCGACGGGCTGCGTGCCATCTGGAAAGAGATCGACAGCAATAGGAACATGGCAAGAGCACGGTTCGTGTCACAGTTACCGGAGATAAAGGCAGAGATCCGCGCGAGACATGAAAGAAACAGACTCGAGCACATGAAGAGGCTCGAGGAGATGAAGAGAGCATAGCGACACGTTTGATCACACAAAGGAGGTAAACGTCAGTCCGCGTGTCGTTTGCAAAAGTGGCCCCGCTGTGAGTGGAAACATGGCGGGGCAAATGATAAGGAGGTTTAAGGGATGACAGCCCCTGCATATTATACGCCGGGCACGTTGGTCGCAGTCCATGTGCCCAAGGGCGAAATAAACTATCCGATGGTAAAAGAGTTCGACGGTAACTGCTATAAAGTCAAGCACTGGCAGAGGTACAGCGCGTCGTATATGTACACGCTCGAAGGTTGCCGCTCGAAATATGGTGTGCCGTTCTGGTTCGCGCATGAGTGGCTCAGGAGGGTAGGCGACTGATGGATGCGGCAGAACTTATAACACATTGCAGGATCAGCGCAGGACTCTCGCGCAGACAGCTGGCGGAAAGCATCGGCGTATTCGAGCAAACCGTCTGGAATTGGGAGACACGCAAATGCTGCCCGAGATCAGATAGCCTGCTCGCTGTGCTGAGGGTGACAGGCTTCGACTTCTGCATCAGAAAAAAGAAAACGAGGTACAGTAATTGAAAATCATAGACGGAAAGATAGCGGAGTGTTCGGAGGGGGAGCTCTACGGCTACTACCTCGAAAGACATATAGACGATATGGGCTACAGTTTCGAGGAGTACAAGGTAGCCTGCGTCCGCAAGGGCACCAAGCTGGTAGGCAGTGCAAAGTGCTCGTCATGCGGTAAGACGTGGAGATCCTCGGACATGGAGGAGCTGAATACCGGCAGACGCATCCAGCTGCTCTGCCCACGTTGCTACCGGAGCGGGCACACTGACACGACCTGCTTTGTCGCGGACCAGGCTGACAAGATCCGCAAGGAAGGACGCAAGACAAGGAAGGTGAAATTATGAGCTGGTGGGGTGATAGTATCCGGGCACTGCGTAGGCTCGAAGGGCTGTCACAGAGACAGCTTAGTAAGAGATCAGGCATCAGCCTGCAGATGATATCGTATTACGAAAATGACAGGTACGAGCCGAGAATAGGAGTGTTTGATGAGATACTCTATGCGCTCGGCTACAAGATGACGATCGAGAAGATCAGAGAAGGAGATGAACATGATTAAGATGATCATAGCAATGGCACTGTTCTCAGGATCGCTCCTGTGGATGTGTCTGACAAGTGGGGTGCGCAGATGAGTAGGTACATAGACGCAGATGCACTTGAGTGCGATACAGAGTGGAGCGAGTATCACGATGGTTTTACGGCATACTCACAGATGGCGATAGATACCGCACCGAGCGTCGATCTCGTGTGGTGCATAGAGTGTCGATGGTACTTAGGACTTGCCGAGTGTGAGTTAATAGGCGACTGTGCGGGGACTTATGGATTTTGTGCATGGGGAGAGCGAAAGGAGGGCGAGTGATGCTGATCATACAGCTAATGAAGTGGTACATCGCTGGCGAGAAGATGCCGAAACGGATCAGATACTCCATGATGAAAGACGGATACCAAAACTTCTATTGGGATAACGAAGCAGAAGAATATGTCTGCGAAGCAGATAAAAGCATTTGCCTACGAGTGCCGTGGCATCACTTGTTAGATGCCGTGGAAACATTGGA